TCCAGCTTTAATTTCATCGTAATATTTAGACTTTTGCCCGTCTAAGTAGGCTTTCGCTTCGGCAACTTGCTCTTTTAAAGCGATTTTCTTTCTTCTAACTTCTCTTTCATCATCAACTTCTTCGTCGTATGAAAAAGTTTCGTCCATTAAAAACCTACGCTCTTCTTCTGTAAGATGAGGTTTTGTTAAACGATAGTATTCTTCTAAAGCTAAAGAACTATCCATTTCTTTATAGTCTTGATTTAGCCTTACATAATCTTGTATGTCACCACCAGTTTCATTCATAAAGTCAACTAACTTTTGAATATTCTCTGGCAATGGCTCACCTGTAGCTTCAGCTTCAGCAATAGCTTCTTCTACTTGTTCAGCAACTTCTTCTGCTTCTTCAGCTATTTCTTCTTCAGTTACTTCTTCAACTACAGGTTGTTCTTGTGCTTCGACTTCCGACTGTACTTCTTCTTGTTCTTGTACGGGCTCGGCGTCTTCATTGCTTCCAACCACTCTTGTGTCGTCAGTTGTGTCATCTGCAACTTCTGTTGTTTCTTCTGTGGTTTCATTTTCAATCGGTTTATCTAAATCTATTTTAATAACACTATCGTCGTTAGCGCTATCAAACTTGCTCTCATCAACTGTTTCTACAGTTTGTTCTTGTGTAGTTTCATCAACTACATTTTCGTTATTCTCATCCATGATAAAATATTATATAATTAATTATTTAGGTTCAAACGCGCCTAAATCAAATCCACCTCCAAGTATATCATTACCTGAAGATTCAAAGTTTTTAGGTGGTTTGCCTGATTTACGTTGATCTATAAGTTCACTTTGTTGTGAAGCTTGTATCTTAGTTCTTTCATCTTTACGATCTTCTTTGTTATCTTCTCTAGCTTTTAAATTGCTAGAGTCTATTGATCTAAGCTGTAAATTGTATTGAAACTCTTGTTCCATTAGCTGAGCTTTTAATGCTGCGTCAGCCTGCATTTTTTGAGCGTCAAGCTGTGCTTGCATTTGAGCTAGCTGAGCTTCTGCTTGTTTTAATGCTTGCTGCTTTTGTATTTCAAGCTGAGCTTGCGCTTGCTGAGCTTGTGTATTAGCTTGGGCTTGTGCTTGTATATTTTGCTGTTGCATCATTTGATCTCGCTTCAGCTTTTTACCTCTACGTATTTTAAGTAGTTGATTAGCTAACTTAATGTTTTTAATATCTCTTAAATCAATAGCGTCTTCAAGATCTATTATTTTTTGAGCTAAAGCTTGCTGTATATTGTTCTCTAATACTTGTTTTTCTTCTTCGTCAGGCATTAATTCTATAAATATACCAAAATCATAAAGATGTAGCTGAGACATTTCTTCAAGAGTAGCTACGTTGTGCGCTCCTATAGCTTGTATAAAAGCCTCTTTTGTAGGCGAATACTCTATAATGTCAGATATTCTAAGTGATAAACACTCGCAAACTTCTGCTGTTAAAAATAAACCTGAGTTTAATATATGTCTTGTAGCAGTGTTGCTATTTGCGGCCGCTAACTTTTGAACACCTACTAAGGCTCTTTCATCAGGTAAGCTACCATCTCTAGCTTCGTTTAAGCCGGTCACATCGCGTATCATTTGCAAGTAATAGTTGTAATTACCTATCAACGCTTGTATTTTGTTTCCGCCACTACCACTAGTTATTTCTTGTATAGGCACTTTACCAGGATTCATGTCACCTTCTTGCGTAAGCGATCTACCAATAACACTACCTGTTTGAAAGAACATGTTTAAAGCTTCTTGCGGATTATAGTTTGTGCCATTGCCTAAATCAACTTCAGCTAAACCATCAGCATCTAAATAAACACCGTCTGGCACCATACGTGATAATACTTGCTGTAACTTCAAATGTGTAAGCTGTATCATATCAGCAAAACCAGTTATACGTTTTACTAGTGATTGTATTTTACCTTTATACATATGAGGCGCCACAATACTATAATTCATTTTTACTTTAGTAAAATTACTTTTAGGTCTCATCATGTTCTCAGACATTTCCCATTTAAGTAATTTGTTAGTACCTAAAATTAAAGCACCTTCGTATAATGTCTCTATAGATCTTTCAAGTTTAGAAAAATTACCTTCAGCGCCTGCAGGAGGATTAAAAGTATCATCTTTTTCTATAAGCTTATCAGCACCACTACCTGTTTCTTTTACTTTGTAAACTTCGTTCATATATGTTTTATAGTTAAAATATAAAACTTGAACTTTGTTTTTATCTACATCATGGTATCTTGGACCTGAGTTATGATAATTAGATCTTTGTGTATATCCTGATTGTTGTATTTCTTCTAAGTCACTTTGAGTTAAGTGTGGAAATTGTTTAGCAAGCTCGTTAATAGGTATTGTTTTAACTTCGCCTACGTAATATATATCGTCAAAATATGGTGATTCAGTATACGAATAAACTAAATCTGCTGGATCTACATATTCTATTATAACGCCTTCAGATGTAGTAAAGTTAGTTTTTACAGCTCCAATGCCTAATACAGTTAAATCGTTATAAAACTGTTTTTTTATTAAGTCATATTGATTACCTTCAAGCAAAACATTTATAGCTTGTTCTTCTGCTATTTCAACAGCTTGCTTGTATGTTAGTTGCATATGCAGCTCTAACTCTTCTTGAGTTTCAGGAAGTTTTTCAGGATCGTTTTGATAAAGATTAATACCAAACTCTTCAGCTGCAAAGTCATTCATTTCTTTAGTAGCCATATCACCAAGTATACTTTCCATATACTGTGTTCTTTTAGCTACGCCATAAGGATCTTGTGAATATGCTTTTATATCGTAAGCTCTTTCAGCTATACCATTAACTACAATATCTACAAACTTAGGTATAATAGGTACTGGAGTCCAGTCTAAGTTTAAATAGCTTAAGTCACCATTTATTGACAACTCATCTTTATATTTTTGAACTGATTGTTCACCTCTAGCATAAAGCCTTAACTTGTGAAAATCATTGAAATTAGCATCGTATCTAGTGCTCTGTCTATCATCGTAGAACCACTCTTGCTCGATTGCTTTAGCAATTTTTAAACCGTAATCATAGCTAAGCTTTTCAGCATCGCTAACTACTTGACTTGGAAAATAACTATTTATAACAGACTCTGCCATATTTTATTTTATTATTGTAGATGTATATCCTTTATTATCGTATGTTGATATTTTTAAGTTTAATTTTGGTTTTTGCCTATTTGGCACTGGTGTATAAAGATGTCTATTGCAAGCCATTATAGCTAAACCTGAGCTTATAGTTGCATCAAACTTAGTTCTTTTATTTATATCAAATATACCCCAGTCGTTCAGCGTTTCATTAAAATATATGTTTCCGTACACTCCGTCGCCTTTATGGCCAACATGTTCTTGTATATACATTTCAATAGCAGCTGCATGAGCTTGCTTAATATCTTCGCTAGAGTTTGGTATACCACCTATTTCTTTTTCAGCAACAGATAACTTATTCCAAACTTTGTCTGGTCTGTTCATACTAAAACCTCTATAGCCTCTACGCTTTAAATAGTAAAGTAATCTTGGCTTGTTGTTTTCTGCGAGTAGTGGCATACCATAAAATACTAATGCCATTAATACGTCTTCAAAAAATATTTCTGCAGTTTGTGGTCTAGCTATATATTCTAAAAACATATGGTTTGGTGGTGCGTCTTCCATTGAAAACTTTGTTAATCCATGTAGTGAGCCTTTAGAACCTTTGCCACCAACAGTACCACTAATGTCGTAACTGTCACAACCAAAAGCTCCAACGTGTTCGTTACCAGGATATTTAATTCCATTTTTTGTTATTATTTTATTTTGTAGATTACTTGGCGGCACCCAGCTTATTTTAAACCTACCTTGTGGGTTTGGATAAAATATTACACTACTGTCTTTAACTCCGTTTAACCATTGAAAACTACCAGTAGTTATCGCATTATCATTACCAATACCTTCGTTGTAATCTATTTGTTCGTATATCTTAACTAAATTAAATATACTATTTTTTGCTTCATCTCTAAAAGCATGTTCTTCTGTTCTAGGAAACTGACGATAAAATTCATTTAAACCGTCTTGATCTCCTTTTAGCCCGTCAGCTTCATTATTCCAGTGATCAATTATGCCTACATCAATTAATTCACCGTCTGGTCCGTGAACATCATGATCTGGGTTATTAAATACAGGCTGTCCGTATTCGTCAATAAATCCTTCATAGTTCCATTCCATTGGGATAAACAAAGAATATAAACCAGACTTTGTTTGTCCATTACGGTTTCGGCTTGTAACATCTGAATCATTGTACAGCTTTTTAAAATTATCACCACCTTTGTCAAGAGCATTGCTCGTTGACCCCATCATACACTTACCAACTATACGAGCACCTAGTCTTAAACAAGTTTTAGTTACTCGCCAGTTGTTTAGAATATTATCAGGTCTTTCCCATTTACCACTTTCATCGTGAACTAACAGACTAAGCTTTTCACCATCGTAGCTGTTATCACCTGTGTTTTTCCAATCAATAGTAGTGTCAAGTCCAACCAGCTCTTCCTGCTTTTCGTTCGCCGTAATCTTTCTACGCGTAAACTTACTTGCAGGTACGCGA